TCTTTTGTATCGTAACCTATAAAAACATTAATCATTTATTTTACTACCAACTGTTTCTCTTTCTATATCACCATGGTCAAACTCTGCCCAATATAATTCAAATGCTACACCATCTTCTAAACCTATGAACTGGTGATACTCATTTGGTTTTACTTGTGTAAAATCGCCAGGTCCTAGTATTGTTTCATCTACTAAATCATAATCATTTTTCCAAACTCTTACAATCATTTTACCAGATTCACAAAAGAACCCATTCCATTTATATTTGTGTCTATGTTTTGAACAAGATATATCTTTCTTGTATTCAATTCTATGAAACTCTAACACTCCATTAGCATGTATAAGTTCTGTTTGACCCCATATTTTACCCGATATATTACTCATCTTTACCTCTCTTATTTAATTCATATTCAAAATTTTGTGTATTTGAATTTATTGATAAACATCTAGCACCATTTTTAATGTGAAAATGTGTTGCAACAGGTGTTAATGGTGATAATGTTAAAAATCTTTTAGCACTAGTATTTTTTTCTAAATGTTTTTTTAGTTTATCAAGTAAGACTTTTCCTGCTCCTCTTTTTCTAGACCAGACTGTGTAAGCAATTGCAGTATGTTTTTCTTTTGCATCACTACTAAATTTTTCTAATGCTCTTGTTGATTTAGGAACTTCACTACACATAGCAACACAAGTAATACCCTCAATGTTGTCTTTATATTCTAAACCATATATCTTTCTATTATTTTCTAACCTAAATTTCAAATCTAATTCAGGTCTAACAGGATCCTCATTTACGTCTATATAATCTAACTCAACTATATTAGCACCTTTAACCCATTTAAAAAAGTTTGATAATTTATTTTTAAATTTCTTCATGGTAGCATTTCACCTGCATCTTTTCTTGCTTTACCTTTATGATGGTCCATATACTCTGACATCGGAGTATTAGGCCAAGGATTTCCTACTTTTCTAATATATGGTGCTAAATTAAAACTTTTTAATCCATCTACATCTTCACATTTTTTTCTAACAACATCAAATAAATAACTATCGTGCCATTCTTCTTCTCTTGCAAAACTCATTGAAGTATACATATGTCTAAATTTTTTAACAAACATTTTTGTTTCCCAATGTCTTAAATTATAACCTACAAATCCACATTCACTATAGTATGTGGGTCTGTGTATGTGTGATATATGGTATTCACTTGGTAAGAACTTTTCTACAATAACTTTTGCATCAAAAAACTTTTTGAACACTACATCAGCATCCATCCAAAAAACATAATCATAATTAGTTTTCTCTGTTTCATGTAACATTAAATCTGTTTTTGCAAAAACTTTGTAAGCAAACCTAATTGCATCCATTTTATAATTTGCTCCCTGAATTATTTTATCAGGTCTACCTTCTTCTGTGCTAGGTATATTTCTTTCTTTAATTCTTTGTATGAATTTTTTTAAAGCATTACCATTCTTACCTGCCATTATATTATGATAATGTATATTATCTCTTAAAGGAAAGTCTTCAGGTGTCCAACCTTCGTGGTAGATGTGTAAATTGAATGGTAAATTATAAGATTTTAAAAATCTATGTGCATAATACTTATAAAGTCTTTCGTTAAAACTAGTTACTATTCCTATTTTCATATCCTGTCCTCATTATGTAGTATGCATCAACTATGTCTGTTACAGGATTGTTCAACCTATTCATACCTAATTCAGATACTAAATCAGTTCCACTATCTTTCATAAATTGTTCATACATCATTTGTTTGTCTGCGTTACCTTTACCAGTTGCTCTCTTTTTGACAACACTTGGTACTATAATATTAAACTCTGCGTTTGGTGATTTCCATAACTTGTGTTTGAGTAAACCACCATTCTCTGCTATCTGAAATAAACCTTGACCTTTTGAACCATAGGAATATCCTTCGATATACACATAACTATGTATATCTTTTATTAGACTTAGTACCCAATTCGATATACCATCAAATCTTTCCTCAGGTGTGCTATATAAAGGGTACTCGTCACCATAAACACCTTTAGCAATGTTACCTTGATATTTTTTCTTTGTAGTTAAGAAATAAAACTTGCATTTTGTAATATCAACTTCTTCTTCATCATTTATACAGACTGCTGGACTGTTTAAACTGTAATCAATCCCAATCGTCCTCGTCTTCTTCACCATATTCACTTATCTCCTCATCTTCAAATTCGTGTCCACAAAATGGACACATTATAGGATATATTTCTTTTGTTTCATTAAATTTTATTTCCATTTCAGTTCCACAACTCTGACACTTATGTTTTTGTATCATAACTTGAACTTTTTAAATTGGTCTTTTTTAACATCTTGTTTTATTCCTCCAATAACATAAGATTCTATCTCTGTTTCTTGTGGTGCGTTTTGCAATCCTCTACTACTTAACCAATGTGTTATCCATGGTAAAGGGTTTGACTTTTGGTCGTATTTCGGCGTTAGTCGTATCGCTTTCATTCTTCGGTTTGCCATGTGTTCTACAAACTGGTGTAACAATTTTTCTGACAATCCAATCATACTGCCTTGTGAAAATAGATATGTTGCCCATCTTTTCTCCTCTGATACAGCATCATCAAACATCTGATAAACTTGTTGCTCTGTATCTTTTATAACTTGATTCATTACCTTATCGTTTTCTCGTTCTCTATACATATTAATAATTTGTTGTGACATTGCAAAGTGTTGACTTTCATCTCTTGCTATAAAAGATATTATCTTTGCTGAACCCTCTAATTTTTTAAGTTCACCAAATCCAAATGAACAAGCAAATGATACATAAAACCTTAACCCTTCAAGTATGTTAACAGTACACATTGCTAACCACAATCTTTTCTTTAACTCATACATATCAACCTTATCTGGTGATATTGTCCACTGATAACCTAATTTTATTAAATCATCATATGTTTGTGTTACTGATTTTGCTCTGCGTTCTATCTTCTCGTCTTCTATAATAGTATCAAATAACTCACTAGGATTAGGGTATAAGTTCTTTATAATGTATGTATAACTTCTACTGTGTATTGTTTCCATGAAATCCCATGTTACTATACAACCTTCTATCTCAGGTAATGAAACAAAAGGTAAAAATGCTAAACATGGTCCTCTACCTTGTACACTATCTAACATAGTTTGATATTTTAAATTAGAAGTAAATATAAATTTTTGTTCATCTCTTAAATCTAAAAAATCATTTCTATCTTTTTGTAAAGATACTTCCTCTGGTCTCCAAAAATAACCTAGTTGTGTTTGATTTAATTTATCAAATACAGGATATTTAAAAGTATCATATCTTTGTACTGCTAAATCTTCACCAAAAAACATAGGTTGCTTAGTCGAATCTAATCCTTTTCTTTTATTAAATACACTTTTACTCATCTTTATTATCCTTTAGTTCATAGTACCAATCGTCTGTATCTCCAGCAGTCCATTTATGTGTTCCTTCCACTTCATATTCTACAGTAGAAACTTTAAAATCAGGAAACTTTAATTTACTAGGTGATAAAGATTTATCATAAAATATTACTCTGTTATTTGGTTGGGCGGCGAAATGACCGTTTTCTAATCTTATAATATTAAAAGACTTGTGTTGACTAGGAGTTTCAGAAAAAGTAACATCTCTCTCTAACTCAGATGATGCACAACTATCTATAGTCCACATGTAATGTCCTTTATACCACTTCTTTTCTGGTGACATGTATTTACATACACTACCACCTAATAAAACTTTTTGTATAATTGTTACGTCATAACTAAAACAATCCCATAATTGTAATTCTGTTAAAGGTAAATTACCTTCAAAATCTTTTTTCCATACAAATGCTGATATAGGAAGTTTATCAAACAATGCACCATACTCTGGTAAGAATGTTTCAAAGTATAATGCTCTTCCCATAATAGACTTCGCACTTACCCAAATACCAGGTACTAGTTCACCATGACCTTTTTCTAAGTCGTACAAATATTCTTTCTTCACAAAAACTTCTTCGTGTGGTGTATTAATTGCTAAATATGCCATTCTCTCTCCTTAAATTGTACAACTTTCACATTCTTCTTCGTCTTTAGTAATTGTTTCTGGTACTTCATCTTTAAAACCAATTGAGTGTGCTGGTTCATCATCATCTCTTTTACTATCATATGTATTCTGGTAGTAAGAAGTCTTCCAACCTAATTTATACGTTGTTAACAAATCTTGTGCCATAACTGATACTGGTACTTGACCATCTTCAAAGTGTTCTGGATTATAAGACCAATTACCACTGATTGCTTGGTCGAAATATTTTTGCATAACAGAAACTATATTTATATATCCTGCCATAGAATTCATATCCCATAGTAAGGTATAATTATTTTTAAGTCTAGTGTAATCAGGAACAACTTGTTTTAATGGACCTTTCTTTGATTTCTTGACACTTATATAATCTCTAGGTGGTTCAATACCATTTGTTGCATTGCTCACAACACTGGATGATTCAGATGGCATCTGTGCAGATAGTGTGCTATGTCTTAACCCATCTTTTTTAATATTGTTTCTTAAATCTTCCCAAGGTAATGATAGTTTTCTATTGACTAAAGTATCAACATCTTTTTTATATGTATCAATAGGTAAAATTCCATCTGCATATTTTGTTCTATGAAAATATTCACATTTACCTTTTTCTTTTGATAACTCGTTACTTGCTTTAAGTAAGTTATATTGAAAATACTCTGTAAGTTCATCTACTAATTTCCATGCTTCTTTATCTTCATAAGAAACTTTATTTTTTGCAAGATAATGTGCCAGACCAATATATCCTATACCTAAACTTCTTCTTGATTTAGTAGATATTTCCGCCGCTTTTACAGGATAATGTTGATGGTCTATTATTTCTTCTAAACTTCTGACTGCTAAATCACATAAATCTTCTAAATCATCTAATGACTTTAAAGTACCTACATTGATAGCACTCAAAATACATAATGCAATCTCTCCATTACCATCTATGTGTTGAATAGGGTCTGTGGGTAATGTAATTTCTTGACATAAGTTAGACATATAAACTCTATCTTTAAAACTAGAATGTGTATTGCAATGGTCAATATTCATAATGTATATACGACCTGTTTCTGCTCTTTCTTTTAATATGTCAAAGAATAATTGCTGACAACTTATTTTCTTTTTCTTAACACTAGTTTTTCTTTCTGCTTTCTCATACAACTCATCAAATTCTTCACTACCCCATGCTTCATATAATTCAGGTACCTCGTGTGGTGAAAATAAAGTTATGTCTTCATCATTTATAAATCTCTCATAGAAAAGTTTTGATAAT